CATCTTAGTAGCCTTTGGTGTTCCTAAATCTGTCATAACCACCGATGACGTTAACCTAGCCAATGCCAACTCAGGACTTCGCACCTTCTCATCTGAAACAATCTCACCTGAAATGACAGCCCTTAATGAAGTCATTAATGAAATGCTTGTCATCCCAGATTTTGGCGAGCGGTTCTATGTTGACTTTACTGATCCGACACCTGAAGACCGGGATATGAAGCTTAAAGAATACCAGGCTGGTTATGACAAGTGGCTTACTCCTAACGAGATTAGAGAGGCTTTGAACCTTGAGCCTATTGAAGGCGGCGATACCTTAACTAGGCCGCTGGGTGTACAGGTTATTAATGCTCCAACAATGATTCAACAAGAGAACCCTGAAAAGGTATTTAAAGGCCGTGAACGGCTGCGTCAGAAGCTCTTAATGATTGAGGGCATGGCTGATGACGTTTATAAGTCTATAAAGAAGAAATCCAAAAAGAAGCAAAAGGAAACCCTACTTAAATCTACTGAGATTAGAGAGCAGTATAAGGCTTTCGTAAATAAGAAGATTGATAAGCGAGCCGAGAAATTCAGGAAGGAAGTTGAGTCCGAAAGTTCCCGGCAGATGAAGCGAGTTTTAAATAGCTTAAAAAAGGATATTTCATTAGGGAAAGAGAAATCGGAAGAAGGTATCATCAGCTTTGATAAGAAGAAAGAGAACAAAATCTTCTCCGAACTAGCACTTCCCTTTATGGTTGATGCGGCTAGTGAATCAGGACAGGATGCTTTGGATCTGATTGGCACTGGTGAGAAGTTTGAATATTCAGCCGCCCTGGAAAAGAAGCTGAAAGAACGAGCTAAATTCTTTGCCTCATCTGTTAATGACACAACCTTAGAAAAACTCTCACGTACTCTAGCAGAAGGCATTGATGCTGGCGAGGGAATCAGCGAGCTATCAGCCAGAGTACAAGCTGTCTATGAGGAATTTCCAACCTATCGTTCAGATATGATTGCCCGCACGGAATCTACCGCAGTTAATAATGAAGGCTTTCAAGAGGCTTACAGGCAAAGCACCGTGGTGAATTCTCAAGAGTGGATAGCTACCAAGGATGACCGAACGAGAGATGAACATTTAGCTATGGACGGTGAAATAGTTGAAGTGGGAAAGAACTTTAGTAACGGCTTACCTTATCCGCAGGAAGTGAACTGTCGCTGCGTACTTGCGCCCGTAATTTAAAAACAAGCTGGTGTGGTGGGTCTGCCTAACGGAACGGTATCCACCTGTAAGCGTTTTCCGTACCTAAAACCACCAGCTAATTCTAATGTGCTATAATGAATACAAACGAGCGAACAGAAAAAATCATAAACTATCTCAGTTACCGCAAAGACCTCATCAACCAAGCCGAAAAGGGAAGCATAGAGATTAACTTTTCAGGGGAGAAGATTGTCCCAAGCATAAAGATATTCGACGACATTAACTAATTTATAAAGCGTAACTTTCTTAACTGAAGGCGCAGCCCTAAACAGGGGTTGCGCCTTAATTTTTTATGAACATGCAATACAAACATTTCAATGTAGCTATTAAAGCCGTTGATGATGAGAACTACACTATTACCGGAGTCTTTTCTACAGACGATGAAGACCGGCATGGTGAGATAGTCAATCAGGATTCTTGGATTCTTAATGACTACCTCAAGAACCCAGTTGTCTTATTCGCTCACGACCATCAACAGCCAGCAATAGGCAAGGTACTCACGTTAGGATTTAACGAAGACGGAAACCTAGAAGGGGCAATTCAATTCGCAGCTAAGGAATATGAATTCGCTAACACCATTTTCAAGCTCTACAAAGGCGGCTACATGCGGGCCTTCTCAGTGGGCTTTCAGAATGAAGTTGTCGAGTACGACGAGGAAGAAAACAAAGTAACCCTCAAGAAGAATCACCTGTTTGAAATCTCTACCGTTAATGTACCCGCCAATGCTTTAGCCCTCGCCAAATCCAAAGGCATTGATACGGAAGCTTTAGAAAAGCATATAGGCGAAATTGTTGAGAAAGAGGGCCGTGTTCTATCTGCCAAGAACAAGGCTGTCATTGTTAAGGCAGTGGATGCATTAAATGAATTGTTAAGCGCCGATGAAGGCAAACAACTAAGTAACGATACTGCTGTAGCACAACCAAAGGTCGTAACCCCTCCCAGCAAGGGCGTACAAAGCACTGCAAAGCTCATCAATCAGGCCGTCCGCGCCCTGTTGCAGGAAAAGCGGAATCTCACCAATTAACTCACCTATGAATGAATAAAAAGAAAGATGCTCAGGTTGAGGAAACTCAAACTGAGGAAACCGTAGAAACTACTACGGTAGAGACTCCAGCCGAGGAAACCACCACCGAAGAAACCACGGATGAAGTAGAAGAAAAAGCTTTAAAAGACCTCATCACCAAATCTATTGCAGAGAAGGTTGAAAACCTCGAAGTTGACGAAAAGATCAGCGCGGCTGCTACCGAAGTAGCCAAGAGTCTTGGCGAACAGCGTAAGAAAGCTATCAGCGTCATCAAGACGACCAGCGAGCAAGACCAAGCTAATATCAAGTCTTTCTTCCGCGCTGTCCTTACCAATGACCAAGCCGCATTGAAAGCCTTGAACACCGGCACTAACTCAGCCGGGGGCTACACCATTCCGAGAGAGTTGTCCCTTGAAATTATCCGCAACGCCGCATTGGAGTACGGAGCCGCAAGACGATTATTTAATAACTACGTCTTTAATGGCCCAGGTAACACCGTTGACATCCTGAAAGAAGGAAACGGTATTACCGCCTACTGGACTAATGAAGGTGCGGCTAAGTCCTCATCCCAGCCGTCATTCGCCATTGTTAGCTTAGCCTTGAAAAAGCTCGCCACCATCGTTCCGTTCACTGACGAAATGTTGGAAGACACCGGCTTTGACCTTATCGGTTACGTCAAGGAATTGGCTGGCCGTGGCTTTGCCAAAGAAGAAGATGCCGCTTTCCTTATGGGAACTGGTACTCCTTACACCGGCCTCATGAACGATACCAACGTCAATATCGTGAATACTGCCAGCAATACCGCTGCCACCTTCACCCTTGACGAACTTCAAAAAGTAATTGATGCCACTCCATCAAGCTTTATTCAAGGCTCAAAGTGGGCAATGAACCGCTTGGCTCTGTCCGTAATCCGCATGATGAAAGACACGACCGGGAACTTCTTATTCACCCCGGCTAGCGCGGGCAATCCTGCCACCGTATTGGGCTATGAAGTTGAACCGGTGGATACCTTACCTGATCTCACTACTAATGGTATTAGCAAGCCTGTTTTGGCTTTCGGCAACTTCAAAATTGCCGGTACTGTCGCCACTAAGGGCGACTTGAAGGTTACTCAATTGACTGAAGCCACTATCCATGATGTTGATGGCTCTACTGCCCTTAACCTCGCAGAACAAGACATGACTGCACTGCGCTTCGTGGAGCGCGTTGGTTTCTTACTGAAGCAACCTAAAGCTGTCACCGTATTAAAGACTAAAGCTTCCTAAACATTAAGTTTAGTTCGAGGGAGGCAGCCGCCTCTTTCGGAAGTGAATTTAATTAAAGAAAATTTATGGCAAAAATGAAAGTCCATGCGCCTGAAGTATCAGGCCAAGCAGCGCGGTCTGCACAGGTTGAGCTTACCCCTGAACAAAAAGAAGCTCGCAGAGAATTTTTAACATTAAAGCTCGAAGACTTGCAGGCCCGACAAGAGAAGGTTCAAGCCGAGCTAGAAAGCCTGAAATAAATGGCTAGTGTCGTATACAACTCTTTCAAGAGAGACATCATGAACGGGTCTATTGACTTAGATACCGATACCGTAAAGGTGATGTTAGTCACATCTACCTACTCTCCAAACATTGACAGCCATACCAAGCGCTCGGACATTACTAATGAAGTTTCCGGCACTGGCTATACAGCCGGCGGGGCTACTTTAGCTTCTCCGACCGTCACAGTGGATAACACCGACGATGAAGGCGTGTTTGATGCCGCTGATACCTCTTGGTCATCTTCGACCATCACCGCTCGCGGAGCTGTCCTGTACAAAAGCCGTGGCGGGGCTTCTTCAGCAGATGAATTGATCTGCTATGTAGACTTTGGATCAGATATTACTTCTACGGCATCAACCTTCCAGATCACTTGGAACGCAGAAGGTATAATCAATTTGAACTAACCTTTAACATCGGCTCATGCCATTTTCACCTACTGACATCAGCGGCTTAAGGCTTTGGTTAAAAGCTGATGCCATTACAGGATTGAATGACGGTGGTGCTGTTGGAACATGGCCGGATTCTTCAGGTCTGGGAAACAATGCTACTCAAGTCACAGCGGGGAATAAACCGACTTATAAAACTGCAATCATAGGTGGCTTACCTGTAGTAAGGTTTGATGGAAGCAATGATTACATAGCAACGGGAACTTTAACTACTGGAGATAGTTTCTCAGCTTTCCTAGTTGTTAAGAGAAACGGTGTCCCTACTGGTTATAGCAACCTCGCAATAATTGCAAGCGGCTTCGCTTCAACTAATAACTTCTGGCAGTTTTATGCATTATCTGGGGGAAATACAGTCTTTAATCTTCTCACAGGTACATTGGACATTACTGCTTTAGGTGCATTCCCTACTACGCCTCAAATACACGCTGGTCGCAAAAATAACTCGGGAGGAGGTACAAGCGATTATTACATTAATGGAGTTTTACAAGGCTCAGGGACTGGAACGCAGACGATAGATGCCCAAGCCTTATATATAGGGGGTTGGAACTCTAACTATTATAACGGAGACATTGCTGAAATAATCATTTACAACACCTCTCTCTCAAATACTGACAGGCAAAATGTAGAAGCCTATCTCAGTAATAAATATTTGAGCGTTTCGGTTAATGCGGGAGTTCAAAGTAAAACCTTTTCATTACAAGCAGCCACGATTGTAGGCGCAGCCCTTATATCAGCCGGGATATTAGCAAGTATTTTTTCCGTCCAAGCCCCAGTTGTGACCGGAAGCGCAATTACCACACCGGCAGTTCAAGGTTCTATTCTCTCTATACCAGCCCCTACACTTACTGGTGCAGCTAATCTAAACAGTTCAGTTCAGGGCGCAGTGTTTTCGATTCACCCCCCCGTAGTAATCGGAGGCACAAATACAAATCCAACCGTTCAGAGTTCTTCTTTATCTGTTTTAAGCCCGGCAGTTGCAGCAGGCGCAACGCTTAACCCCTCGTCCGTTAATGCCTCATTTACCGCTCTGATACCAACAACAGGAGGAGGATCAGCCGTTACGGTGACTGTGAACAGTAGAACCCTTGAGATTCCGTCCCCCTCTGTTACAGGCGCAGCTCGGGCAGAGACAGAAGTATTAGGTAATAGTTTTTCAGCCCTAGCCCCAATAGCAACAGGATCAGCAAGTGTAAGTGCTGATATAAACAGCAGAACACTTGAAGTCATTTCCCCAACTATTAATGGCGGACAAAGCATTAATGTCGGGGAACTAAATCCAGCTTTTTCCATCCTTGCCCCGGCCATAACAGGGAGCGCCACTACTTCCGCTGAGGTATTATCAGGAGCATTAAGCCTTCCTCCTCCGACCATTGGCGGCGCAGCTAGCGTATCTACTGGCTCCTTAAGCAAAACATTCAGCGGCCCTGTACCCGCAGCCACAGGATCAGCGCAGGTTTCTAACTCTAGAATGTTGGCAAGCTTCAACATTCCAAATGCTACCGCCACGGCGACGGCTATCATCTATCCGAATATTCAAGTTGCTGTTTTCACAGTTCAAAATCCTACACTTTCCGGCGCGGCTAATATCAATGCTGCATTAACGAACTTGGCTTTTGCAGTACCAGCACCGGGAGTCAGAGGAGTTGCCCAATTATTCCCTTACATAAATCAAGCATCGCCCTACATTAAGCAGCCAAGCCCTTATGCCAAGCAATCATCGCCATATATAGAATTAAATAGACGTAGCTCATGACGACAATAGAAAAAATTGAAAGCTATCTTCTCATCACGATTGACGAGAATTTCAAGCCGAAAGTACAGCAGTTCATTGATGTTGTTACCGCTTATATTGAGAATTATACAGGCAGGTCATTCACCCCCATTACAGAGGAAACCGAAGCCACGGAGCGGGTTTATAGCGGCGATAATTCCGATGAGCTTTACATTGACGATGCAGTAGAAGTAATCGAAGTCAAAATAGGCGATGAAGTTCTTGAAACTATTGATTTCTATTTATAC